CAGTTCTTCCGAGCGGTCGATCGTCGAACCCATCCCAGGCCTGCTCCACTACCAGACCCGCATCGGCGAACAATTCCGACAATCGCGTGGCATTGTACAGCCGGAGCCGGTGCTCCCGGTTGCCGCTCTTCGTGCCCCGCCTCCACGTCGAATGAACCGTCAGCACTCCGGAGAGCGGATCGAACTCGCGCTCCTGTGCGAATAGAGTCTTTGCCGACGTCCACCAGTCGCGCTCCAGAAAACGCGCCATCACTCCGTCCCTGCTGCCGCCGTGCCAGACGAGCACTCCGCCCGGCTTGAGGACGCGGAACGCCTCTTTCAAAACCGCCATCTTGTCGGCGGCGAGGTTGATGACGCAGTTGGAGATGACGACGTCGACGGTCGCCGCCGGTAGGGGGACCGCCTCGATCGTCCCCTTCTCGATGCGCTGATCGTCTCCTGCGAGCCTCCCGACTCCCAGCCCGTACCCGCTGCCGGGGATGTTCCAGAAGTTCGCGGCGAAGTAGGGAATACGCCCGAGCATGTGTTCTTCGTTGCGGATCAGGACAGTCTTCTCGGTGCCCTCGACCACCAGCACGGTCTTCACGTAGGTGCGGTCCCACCGCTCCAGCATCTTGACGCCGCGCTCCAGCGGGTCTGCCGTGGTCTGCTCATTGTCTCCCACCGCCGCCGCGGTGCCGCTGTTGGCGGCCAGCCGCGCCTGCAGGTCGGTGACAGTCTCGGCGTCGCCCTCGTGCTCGAAGAAGTAATCCTTCAGCAGCTCCTCGGAGGGGATGTCGTAGCCTGCAACCTTCTTCCCGTTGTGGTCGTACATCGCCTGCTCGCGCAACGCGTCCAGGTCGCTGAATGTTGGATAGGTGACTTCCACAACGAACTTCGCTTTATGCAGCCGGTTGGGATGCTTCCACTTCGGATCGATCAGCACAGTGCCGAGCTCGCACTTCTCGAAGAACGGCTGGCTCCGCGTGAGCGGCACCGGCGTCACTTCAAACTCGTCACTCTCTTTGGTGTTGATCGTCAGGTCCGGCTGGCCCAGCGGCATCTTGATACTGAGCGGCTGTTTCTTGCGCAGGAACCGCTTGCGGATCTCGGTCTGCACTTCCCACCCAGCCTTGCAGATGACGGTGCCATGCAGCGTCATCTCCTCCAGCGCATCGACGCAGGTATCCTCGAAGTCGATGTTGTCGAGTTGCACGCCGTAGAGAATCTGCTTTGCCTGCGCCGTCTCTTCCGTGGTACTGGGTCGCGGGCGGATCTGGAAGGGTGGCGTCTCGTAGAAGATCCCGCCCTGCATCGGCTGCACCAGCGAGTTGCAGATGTTGGCGACAGTGAAGCGGCTCACGCTCGCGCCGTCGTTCCACACCCGGTAGGTGCGCGGAGACTGGTACAGGTTGTTATTCTCCCGCCAGTGCAGCGCCCACTGCTTGTTGTTCAGCCACTCGGCGGCTTTGGCGGCGTCCTGCACCACCAGCTTGCACGCGCCATCGTCGGTATACTTCGGGTCGAGCTGCGGCCCTTGCAGCTTCACATCCTCGCGCTCGATCTTGTCGTGCGCGTTGACGCGCTGCGTCGGCAGGTTCCCGCGCGTCACTCCGTCCTTGCGGTCCATTGGGAAGCTCATCCGGTCAGTCCTGGCATCATCTCTTCGAGTCCGTCGTGATTGTGCTGTGGTTCCCACTCTACATCAGCGGCCTCTCGTTCTTCTGCGGTAACTTCGGGCGGCATGTTTTCCGGGGCGACATACGAGTTGAAAACGCGGTCGTGCTGTGCCTTGTTCCGCATCGCCTCCCAGGCCGCGGCATCCTCATAGGTGGAGGCTTCCTGATCTCCAATCAGCTTGGGAAGGGCTGCGCACACGCGGGATACCACATCGGCAATCTCCGTCTCGTCGATCATGCCGTAGTGGTAAAGCTGGCGGTGGACTTCGCGGATGATCCGTATCTCGCGGGAGAAAAATAGCCGGTCGGTGGCGAGGATCGGTTCGCAGCTCTTGATCCGCAGGCCGCGCTCCTTGTCGTCGTTCTGGTAGGGCGTCCATGCGATCGACAGATCCCAACCCTGCCGCAGCGCCTCGTTGCGGATGGCGGTCTCCTGGAAGCGCGCCCCCGGCGTCTCCTCGATGGAGATCTTGTGGCATCCCTGCCGCTTCGCCATCTTCACGATCTTCAGCGCCTGGGTGGTCGGTGTCCAGCTTCCCCGCTCCACGTCGACGATGTACATCCGGTTGTCGTGCATCACGCCGCACGCACCCGCTACAATGTCGCTCGCGCCCAGCTCCAGCCGCCACGCCACATGCACCGTCCCGGTGATGGGCAGCTTCTCTTCGTCAATCGTCGCCGCGAGTAATTTCTCTTTGGGAAAGATCGGTTTGAATCCCCCCGTCGCCACGTTCATCTGCTGCGTCATGAAGCTGTGCTCATTCTCGTCCCGGCTCTGCATCAGCTTGTCGAAGGGCAGGAACTGCGGAAAGAACAGCTCCCAGTCGTTCTCCTCCAGCGTCTCGAACAGGTAGCTGTAATCTTCGGCGCGTGCCAGCAGCTTTGGGCGCTCCTTCCACACACGCTCCTTCACCTTCATCGCAGGCTTCCACATCACCTTGCCGACTTCGGGATTCAGCCGCTCGATCACCAGGCCGTAGACATCCATCGGGCCGTAGCGCGTGCCCGTCATCTCGCGGTATCCCCAGCTCATCAGCATCTTTAGGTTGATGAACATGTTGGTTTTCACCTTGTTGATGCCATAGCTGGTCTGCGAGTTGCGGTTGTCCTGGATGTCTTCGAGCTTGATCACGTCGAAGTGCCAGCCCGACAAGCTGCTCTCGATCGACGTCCCCATGAGTGTAGCGTCGCGGCGGTACTTTTTCCGCGCCGGCGTCACAAACCAACCCTTCTTCGGCATCTTCGTGATGACGTACTCAGGGAAGAGCAGGTGCAGCGGCTTCGTGTCGCGCTCTGCCAGGCTAAGGAAGTGCCGCGCAACCTCTTCCACAAACACATCCGCCAGCGGGCTATCGTCCGTGTTGGCCGCCGTAAGTACGAGCATGGCAATGTCGGGGAAGGCGAGCATCCATTGCACCGCATCGACGATGTTGAAGGTGGTTTTGAACGTCCCGCGTGGCATCAGCAGCAACCGCTGCTTCACATCGTCCTGGTCCTGGATGGGTCGCGCCGGATTCTTGCGCACAAAGAACGCGGCAACCTCTTGATGGGTCTCTTCGGTGATGTTGGGGTAGCACGGCGAGCCGTCCTGCTCAACCAGAACCTTCGTCGCCAGCCAGTACAAATCGGTCTGCGCCCGCCAGCGCAGATGATTTTTGTACTCCTCGTCGCGCGTGATGCGAACCAGGTCGATCTCTTCCTCGACGGCCTTACTTTTTGTCTTTGCCGCCGCCATGGTGGAACCCCTCTAAGGTCTCGGCGAAGTGCGCCATCTTCGCAATGTGCGGGTCCTTCGAGTTCTTGGCCTCGGTGAGCTTGGCGGCCGGAATCTTCGTACCCTCCGCAACGCCAAGGGCGCGGTGAAGGCCGCCCTTGCGCATGTGGCTCAACGCGTGGTGCAGCCCCTTGGGATACGAGGCTGCACTGTCGCGTTCGTCGCCTTTTTTCGTCGCCATGACTACATCCCACCTGGTGCTGGGGCTGCTCCTGCGCCTGCATCGGCTCCCGGCTCGGGCGGCGGCGGTGCTGGCTCCGCGCCTGCTGGCTCTTCGCCCTCGTCTGGCTGGTCGCTCATCGCGTCGTCGAGATGGTCATGGGCTGCATCCTTGGTGGATGCGATGGATGTGTGGTGATCTTCGTGGTGCTCTTCGGGTTTTCCGCCGCGCATCTCGCGATGCACCGTGAAACCCCCGCCGCGCGCACGCTCAAAGCTGATCTTGTGTACGTGGCGCTCCTCGGGCTTGGCCTTTTTCTCTTTGACTTCGCCCATACCCTTCATCGCCGCTTCTTTTTTCTTGTCAGCCATTGTGTAGCCCTTTCAAATTACGTTGCGGTGCCAAGTATCCGAATACGAAGATCCATAGTCTTGCGCGAGGGATGGCCCATTTCTCTCGGCACCGCAAACTAAGACCGCTCCGTATGCCCTCCACAGCCGACCTGGTGCGACTGCCAAGCATACGTGTGGTCAACTCGTTAGGAACCCGCTGGCAACAGGCTGAAGTCGCCAAGGGTCGCACTGTTGCCAGCAAAGACAGCGCTGAAGGTCAATCCGACCGCGATGTAGAACACGGGTTCGGCGGCAACCGCGACGACGGCTCCGGGCTGGGTGATGGTGTTGGGGGTTCCGTTCAATCCACTCAGGCGGTTCGCAATCGCGGCGGCGGCGGTAAGGGAATTGCCGATGAGGGACTTGAAAATTCCCTGCATCGTCCCGCCGATGCTCTCGAAGATCAGGTCGGCATCGATCTCCCAGGGAGAAGCGACGCTGGCGAGGCTCACCGCTGTACCGGCACCGAGCAGCGTCCAGTTGGCTGCGGTGAAGGGAACGGCAGGAATGGCGAGCGCGGCGTAGAGGGAGGGGATGACGGTGGCCGTGCCGCCGGTGATGACGCTGCCGGACGCTCTGACCTTCCAGAGTTGCTGCTCCAGCCGGCCGGAACCAAGCACGTTGATGGTCGAGGGGAACGCTGGGGATTGCTTGTTTGCGAATAGCAGCGCCGTGGTGACGCTGCCTGCGAGTGGGGCGGCGGGTGTTGCTTTGTACAGTGCTCCTACGCTCATGTTCTTATCCTCTCGGGGTGATTGCTGGGGTGCTGGGTTGCCATAAACGGCTGTTCTCCAGAACGCTACGCCAGAGAGCGGCAGTTTGCAATGTGAAATTTACAACCTCACTGCATCAGCTCAATTTTCTTGACTTCTGGCA